GTCACATAGTGTCCATCAGGCTATTCGTGTGTCACGCATCGTCGATGACTACCTAACAGACGATGAGAACCTCGAACAGATGCTCGTTGCCTCTTTGTTCATGTCAAAAGTATTTCAGGCATTGCGTGAAGCGAAGGTGAACACGCAGAGTGCCACGGGTAGTGAGGCAAACCTCTACTCCCTCATGGTAGAGGCAGAGACAGAGGCAGGTTGCTATCACTCACCTGCCAGTATGGACATGCTCAACAGGTGGCATAGGTACAAGGTCGAGAGAGAACAGACACGACGCAGACGATACTGCTATGCCATCTTCTACCGAATGACATCAGGCAACATTATTTCTTGACCTTCTTGATGATTGCCTAAGAGGCCACGGGTACCCTACGGGAGTCTGTACTCATGGTGGTACCATGCTCTACATGAACCAACCCAACACACCTACCCGATACGCAACCTGCTCAGCATGTGCTCAACAGGTCATCTGTACTCAACAAGACAGTTATCCCGATGATGGTTGGGTCTTACCCTTCGACACCTTTGGTTACTATGGTGGCTTTTGTGACAACCTCGATGTGCTCTCAGGCAGAGTTCGTTCTCGTGAATGGATTATGTGTCATGACTGCGTTGCCAAGTTTCTCACCACGTTCCCTTTGCTCGCTCAGACAGTTGGTCAGAACTGTCATCCGAACAGCGACGTTATTCCCTGCTGTACACACGCTTGGCAGAGCACTGAACTCTTTGGACAGAACGTTCATGGCGTTCACTCTCGTACAGCATGGCCTGATGGAGCGTGGCACGATGACCCTCCACACAACCCCTATGATAGGGCTTCGATAATCATCGAAGAACCAAAGGAAGAAGAACAGTCATGACACTCAATCTCGATAGAACAGTAGCCGACTGGCTTGTATGTGGATGCGGTAACGAACCGGACATTGATGGTTTCTACGCATGTCTGCCATCAGGAGAGATGGTAGAACCCGTTGCTAACGGTTCTTGGGATGGTCATTCATACCTCTGCTATCGCTGTGGTTGCATCTACGACATCGCGACACTTGACCAAACCGGAGAAGCCACTACCGAAGTAATGCGTGCCAACTACTTACGTGGCGATACTGACACAGAGTAGATAACCGTCACAAACCCGGGGCTCTCACCACCATCACTGCTCTCAATGTGGGGGAGTAAGAGATAATCCTTGATAGTTTGTCCTGTGAGTGGTACAGTTCGTAAGTCACCACCAACCGAAAGGGAATCACCATGACAAGCATCATCAACCACCTAGACCGAGTAGAAGCACAGGCAACCAACTGGCTTACAGAAAATTATCCGACACTGATTTACAAACTTCTTGCAGGAACGCCATGGGTGTTCACCGCGCTTGGTCTGTATCTCGCATCGCTCTCACATCGGAGCCATACCGCCTACGACCTTTTCGCTGGTTTGTTCTTGACCGTCACGGGTACTGTGACGGGAACATTGCTTAGTGTTTGGGCATACGGAGAAATCAAAGGCATGCGCCACAATGCACGACGGACGCACCCTTCGTATCCATACAGTGCGCGTAACTCACAGAGCAAGTAAACAAATTCGGTACACGACGTAAGCGTCGTGTCGGCACTTACCTATGAGAGTAGATAAGTATCGGCACGGCGCTTTTGCGTTCCTATCGGTCTACCTTGATAATGCGTGGGCGCTCTGTTACTTCGTCTGTGATGTTTCCACCGCGACGATGAGCCTGTATCCATTTTGCACGATGGGTCTTGCGTGATGGGTACCACTGATTACGCCAGTGACCACGGACTAAATGAGCAAGCGTTATCTTTGCTCCCGTTCCATCTGTCTCGTCATACAGAGCGCGACGCAATGAAAGTGTGGTGACACTTTTTGCATCACCCTTACGACCACCACGCGTAGCGCGTCTCCCGAAAGCACGGGGTAGCGCGGTTGTTTCCACATCAACGTATTCATCCATCAAGCGAAACAGAGCAACAAGAAAACGACGCACCTCTCTGCTTCGTTCCCATGACGATTCGTTCAATTCGTTCTCTGAAAAGTTATCTACTCCACTTGCTTTGCGTTCTATTTCCATTCCATCTTCACCATAGAAAAACGCGTACATGTCCATTAGTCGTAACGGAGCAATGTGTAGTTGTGGAACTTCTACCGTTAGTCCATTGACAGTAGTTGATACGAGAGTTCCAAAAACACGAACCTGAATAGCGTTGTCTTTTTCTGAGTTCTTAGAAACATTTTTAGCGAAATCATATTCATTACTGTCCTTGCCGAACCGTCTCTCTATTTCTAAAAGTGCTTCGGGTGTTACGGCGTCCACGTCAGCCCACGCAAACGCTTGCACTTCCCAATTCTCTGTGCCTAAATAATTGCCGTCTTCATTGGGTTCATTATCGTTGCGTGTTCCGCTTATTATTGCGCCGTACTTTTTCGCAAGCGCAAATACTTCATCAAAATCTTCAACTTTTATGAGTGACTGTACGGTTTTGTGCAGTGGGGTTTCCATCACAATAAATCCACACGGGGTAAAAATGTCGGTCTCAAATAAAACTTCATCAGGCATTGTTGCTTCTGCTGTCTTGACCAACTCACGCAGGTCATCAGTAAGAAACACGGTGTCACCGAGCGCGATGATTGTGTCGTCTAGTGCGCGATGTACCTCATGATGGACTGCGCCTCTTTCTGCTTCCCTCTTCAATGTTTCACGGGTCACAATAGATGTATCGCTATCTGCCCACATGGCGCGAAAGTATCCGAGGTGCAAGAGCCTGTCCATCGTTGGGTGGCTCTCTCGGTATTGCAGATAATCGGTATGCAGGCTATGGGCTAGTGATGCTGTAGGTACTTGTCTCATGCACACAATGTACCATCGCTGGTTCAGACTTGCAAAAGTTATCTACTCTGTGTACGCGCGTCAAATAATTCCGATTTATCTCTCATCATCCCCATCATGTTCCTGACGTCAGCAGGTTTGAGTGATAGCCCCGGCTTTTGTCGACTAACGCCCTTGCTTCGCTGCGGTTGTTCTCGCCCTGACGGACGGCACTCGGGGTCGGGGGGTGGACTCCGAGTGCCGTCTTTTTTGGGGTGGGGTCAGTAGGTGAACTCCCCGTCCCATCCATGCATGAACTGCGCCACGGCGTCTGAGTCAAGCGTGCAGTCTTGGTCTAGGAACGCTACCCAGTCCTCACGGGTTGCTTCCGTCCATTCCTCAGGGACGAGAGCCATGACCATGTTCACTGCGATGTGCATCAGGGCGAAGGTCGTCTCTCGTGAGATGACGCTCGTCCATTCGTTCTCCTCGTCGGATTCCCATGGGAAGCCACAGCCACCCTCGGTTGCGTCCTTGTAGTCCTGTGCGTCCCATGTGTCACGGGCTTGGTCTTGCATCGCCTGACGGCTTGCGCTTACATCGGACGCCATCAGGCGCTCCATGTGTAGGTGTGCGTTGATGCTCTCGGAAACTAGCAGAAGTGCTTGCTCTAGGTTCATTGGGTTCCCCTTTCAGTTGGAATACCCAAATCGTACCAGCAGGGGTACAGACTTGCGAAAAGTTATCTACTCTGTTAGTGCGCCACTTCGCTCAAACCAGCGAGTTATCTCTCACACCCCCGTGTGTGCGTGCGCTCCCCAAAAGGGGAGAGCCCCGATAATAACTGTTGCACTAGAAGTGGGCATCTTTCAGATAGATTTATCTATAAGAAAACAGAGACGGAGACGGCTATGGCTCATCAGATAGAAATCAACAAAGACGGTACAGCACGCATGGCGTATGCGGACCGACAGATTCCATGGCACAAGCTTGGGCAGCCCATGAGAGGGCTACAAACGGCAGAAGCAATGCTTGCTGCAGCACAGGCAGATTTCGACGTAGTAACCACACGGGTAGCCGTATGTGACGACGACGGGGAGCCAATTCGTCAACCGGACGGAACCACAATTCTTGTACCAGACAGCAGAGCAACAGTACGGGTGAACACAGACGGGTCGTTTAACGGCCTAGCAACAGTGGGTACTCGCTATGTGGTGCAGCAGAATCGGGAATGTCTCAATTACGCCCTCGACATAGTTGGTGCTTCGGATGGGGATGCAGTTGTTGATACATGCGGAGTCCTGAGAGACGGATGTGAATTCTTTGCATCTATTGACATGGGTGCGCTAATAATCGACCCAGCAGGAATCAATGACTCGATTGAACGTTATCTACTCGTACACAACGGGCATGACGGCAAAACAGCGATTACCTTTGCGAACACGAGTATTCGTGCCGTATGTAAAAACACAGTGATTGCCGGTGTTTCGTCAGCGAAGCGAGTCTTTACTGCGCGTCACACACGCAATGCAGATAGAGCAATGGAGCAAGCGAACGAAGTTCTCAATATCTCAACCGAATGGGCTCGCGAGTTCACGCTTACAGCAGAAAAGTTGCTGTCAATAAATGTTCCTGCTTCTTCTCAAATACTTGACAAGACACTGAACCAAGTATTCCCGATAAGCAAAGACGCAACAGCACGTCAAGAAACAAACCACAAAGAAGTAACATCATTGGTACGCGCAATTTACGCAAACGACAACAACGCAAAGAACTACGGGTACAACGGCTGGTCTCTCGTCAACGCAATCGGTGAGTATCTCGACCACTATCGCGAAGCAACACCTACCGAGCGAGCACTCGCTTCTATGAGTAACAACTCGTGGGTGACACGAGCAAAAGTAAAGGCTCAGGATTATCTATTGTCAGGGGTATCCTAATCTCGGCTGTATCATTTAGATAGAGAAAGCCGAAGGGAACAATCGTGAATGAAAATGACGATAACGATGAAGTCTTTGACTTTGATGACGAAGAAGGCCCATCGAGTGCAGAACTTGCCGTATGGCTCTCTGAGTTCATGTCTCAATCACAGAAAGCTCAGCGCTTGTACCGTAGCCATTACTGCAACATTGTTGTAAACCGCCTCTGGGAAGAGTTTGGTGCAGAAGGAATGTGCGAACTCATGATGTCGATAGATAAAAAAGCCGGATGGATTTCTGACATTTTAATCGAGGACACAGAGCTTCATGATGCGTTGTTCAATGCATACGGAGTGTTCGATGACGATGCAATCATCAAGGCGCGCATGAGTAGCGGGCTTACTGAGATGAATAGAAAGATTTGGCGCTTACGCCGCAAGTACGCAAAGCTTATTGCGCAAGAAATCATTGCCGGTGTCGATTCTTCCGAATCCCGAACAGCAGAAGATTAAGAAAGCTTATCTAGCAAGCTAAGAATCATCTGAGTAGAAAAATCAGAGTTATCTACTTCCCCACCGTCAACGGCAGCATTGACCACTGAACGTTTCTTTTGGATAATCTCGTAAATGTCTTCGTCTATGGTTCCAGCAGCGAGCATGTATGTTGCCGTTACGCTGCCTTTCTGTCCAATTCTGTGCAATCTACTGTAAGTCTGGTCCACGTCAGCGGGTGTCCACGGGAGTTCCACGAATAAACACTCCTCTGCTGCTGTGAGTGTGTGTCCCGTCTTTGCGGCCTGAATTGATAAAACGATTACGGGTGCGCTTTCGACATCTTCTGTCTGAAATCTGCGCTTACTCTCTTCGACTTCCTCAACAGACATTCCGCCTTGTATGCGAAGGTTGCCATACTTGCGAGCAAGCTCATCGACAATATCTCGATGGTGAGCAGCAACAACAACCTTCTTGCCGTTATCTATGCGGGCGTTTATCCACTCTTCTACGACTTCCATTTTTGCTTTAGCAGCGAGCTTGCGGAGTACAGACAGTCGAACCAGGTGTTCGTTCGCCTCTGCTTTAATCATTGCGTGTATGGCAGCGCCGTACGATGGCTTTCCTTGTTCGAGAGCGAGTTGACGTGCTCGTTCTGCGATGTACAACAAGATGTCTGTTTCGGCTTTTTTGTATTCTTTCATTGCAGCAGAGCTTCCCTCTACCAGCAGTTTGCTGTGCATTACGGGAGGGAGCTCTGACAGCACCTGGTCTTTCGTCCTTCTTATGTAGCACGTTCCTCGGAGGCGTTCGTTCAGTTCGTCGAGATGCGAGTGACCGGTGATGTTCCATTGCCCGAAGTTGTCCTGATAGGCAGCACAGTAGCGGCGATAAAAACCCCATAGGCCGCCAAAGTCTTTAAGTCTTCCCAGTATTTCCAATTGAGAAGCGTATTCGTTTGGACGATTGGTTACCGGCGTGCCAGTGAGACACAATACGAGACCCTCTTTGTGAGCAGACTTGGCCATCTTTACTGCTGCCTTCGTTCTCTGTGCTGTTGGCGTCTTTGCGTAGTGACTTTCGTCGAAGATGTAAGAACGATGCCCAGTTAGGCGCTTTTCCCAGTGAGCAATATTGCTGTAACCAACAACAACTACGTCATACGAGCCGCGTTCGGGGAAGTCCTTGCGATTAGTTACTGGCACAACCTTTCGATTAGGCAGCCACCGGTTCCATTCTGTTACCCAGTTGAGGACCAAGCTTGGTGGACAAACAACTACGGCCGGATACGAGTCCGTAACATATTCGAGGGTCGCTATCGACTGGAGAGTCTTACCCAACCCCATGTCGTCTGCGATAAACGTACGTCGAGCGCGTGCTGCATACACAACTCCGGCACGCTGATAGGGAAGAAGCTCTCCCTGTAGGCCTACGATGTCAACTTCTGCTTCGGTTGCCCGTGAGGCCTCAACGAACTCGTTCATTCGCGCCGTTACCTGGTCTGACAGTGCTGCCACAGCAGGGTCTACTACTACATCAAACTTTTCTGCCCACTCAATCGTGTTAAGAACGGATGATACGGGTGCCTGCCAACAATGTTTATCTGCATTCCACGAAACTGCGGGTATCTGCTTTACAGCTTTGACAACAACGCGCTCATACGGAACACGGATAGAAATCATTTCGTCTTCGAGCGAGACTTTTGCTGCTCCTGTTTTGATTTTAGGGGCGTTAAACGTGAGGACGTCGATAGTTACATTGAAGTCATGCTTTATGGCGAAATCTCGAGCCGCCTCCAGGGACGTAACAGGAACCTTCCAGAGCTTTGTCTGTTTATCCCAACGCGAGCCTTTTATTAGCTTTAATTCCGACACCTGTTGTGCGTCATATGGAAAATCCAGCACAATCTCGCTTTTATCTAAGTACAACCTCATGGGTTCATCATAGTAGAAACCAACAGGGCTCACGCTGGGGATGTACCGAAAGGAGAGAGGTTGCGAGAGCCCTGTTAATTCCTATGCCGACATCTTAGTCAGCTTTCTACGTGAATGGCAAAACTATTGAGATTTTAGTTAGGCCTCGCGCTAGGATGCCTTATCTACTCTACGAAAGGTCCATCAACATGACCGGCTTACCTCCTCTTTTTGTCTGCTACGTCTGCGGCCTATCGCTGCGTCCTGGGGACAACACCGTCGAGCGCAAGGCTATTGTTTGGCTCAAATCGGGCGGCAAGGCCATCAATCGGGTAGTCGAAGAGCTCCACGAGTACAAACACATACATTGCAACGACCGGCCGCACGCCCTGGATGTTCCTCTTTTTTAAAACTCTGACTTATCTCTCGCTACCCCATCTAATTTAGAAATTGTGAGAAAATAGAGCATGACAGAAAACAACGAAGAACCAGAAGCTCAACTTCCAGCAGAAGCTCAAAAACCAGAACCTCAAGCTATTCCAATCGCTGACGTTCCAAAATTCAGCCGCTTGCATCGCAAACCACCAAGAGCATGCTGCCCCTAAGCGGGGCTTTCCCCTTCGGGGAAAGTTGAGGCTGGGGGAGTGAGAGATAACTCGGATTGCAGCGCTTTTGCAATGTTGGTGGCCAAACTATTGAGAGTAGATAACTCATTAATCAAAAAGAACGCCCCACAAGAGAGTAGATAACTCTTGTGGGGCGTTTCTCTTGGGGGGTTCTCTCGGCAGGAAGGAAACCGAGAGAATCAGGATTTACAGTAACTCAAACTGTGAAATGTCGCGTACTTCGTAAGTACCCTCATCAAGTTGCTGGCCGTTACGACGGAAGAAGAATACTCCGCGGACCGCATCGTACCCAGTGCACTCTCCGTCACAGTACCCCTGTGTCCAGCGTATTGAGTACAAACGTACCTTCTTGCCGATAATGTTTTTGGCCGTGATTTTGACCTTCATCGATATCCCCTTTCCTTGAGATGTCAATAATGTACCACGCGAAGTACAGACTTACCAAACTTATCTACTCTTCCCACCACCCCCATCTTCTGTGCGAGAACAACCGATGCGGAGCGAGGGCGTTAGTCGGCGTAGCCGGGGCTCTTTGTGGAGTTATCTACTCTCTCTAATAAAAGATTTATGAGCGTCTTACTCCTGTGGCTTGCGCCAGTCAGTGAGTTCGCCTTGGAAGTCAAGAATCGCTTCCATCGTTCCGCACTCTGAACAGATTTCGGTCTTGTTGTCAAGACGCGAGATAGCACCTGGGTATGCGCCTGGTGTGTCGTTGTTGGGAATGAATCCTTCACAGCGCGGGCACAGTACGAACTTGCTGTGCGTCTGTGTGTATGTGTTGTTCTGTATGTTCATGGGTTATCTACTCTCTTAGTCCCAGGAGATGAAAGCGTTGCTGTCAGGGTGTGTGTAAAAATGTTCGCGGCTTTCTGTTTCCAGTTTCGCTAGCGCAATGTCGTGTGGAGCAGAACGGAACGCCCAGTAGCAAGCGTTCGCTTTCATCGCGATGTCCTGGCACTTGTTGGAAATGTCGCGAACTGCGTTCTCGAAGTCGAGATAATTGTCAGCGTTTTCCTCAAGAGTGAAGCAGCAATCGCATGGCGTTGGCGTACTGAGAGCCGCTGCCATTTTCTTCACCTGGTCTGTCATTGCTTCTAGTTGCTCTTTGAGCATCTCTAGTTTGTCGGTCGTTTCCATTACGAACCCCTTTCAGTTGGTCTGCCTTCATCGTACCATCCAGGGGACAGACTTTCCAACTTATCTCTCATCATCCCCGCGCGTAGTTGCTGGTTTAAGTGATAGCCCCGGCTTCGCTGACTAACGCCCTCACTGCGTGAGGTTGTTCACGCAATGAGGGTGAGAGTCGGGGGTGAAAGTTATCTACTCTGAAACAGTTTCACAATCATGGCCATAAAACCATTCGTTCGCTTCGTCCTCGTTCAGTAGGTCAAATAATCGCAAACATTCTAGGCAAATAACATTCTCGTGACTTGTCAGCATTTCTTTGATAAGACTCGTAGTTGTTTCTTTCACTTGATGCCCGCCAATTTCTTGAGTTCTTTCTTTATGTCTCGTGCTACTGGGCCACGCCATGTCGTAGCGTTGCTCAAAAAATACACCACGATATATTTCGCATTGTCCATGCCGTAAGTATCGTCAATACTTCCTAACGTGCTCATGGCGTCTAGGTACGGAACGGCCCCAAAATACGGATTAGTCCAATCGGCCCGAATATCCTTTGCAATGTCTGATAGTAATCTAGTTTCCATTGCAAACCCATTCTTCCGCGAGCAAAGTCTCCATGTCGTCCATAATCGCTCCCCATACTTCGGGCATCGTGTAGTCCTCACCATCAGTATCACCACCTTTACCAGTGTTGCCACTCTCGGTGATTAGACCCTCTGGTAAATCCACTGAATACCAAACGCCATTAAATCTACGAACCGTTATGGTTAGCCTATTGGCCCTAGCAAAAGCTTCACACTTTGCCTTGGTTGATGTCCTCATTATGTCCCCTTTCACTGGTACGACACAAATGTACCACGCACAGTACAGACTTTCCAAAAGTTATCTACTCTCACTCCCCCGTGCAATGTCCGCTACTTGGCCTGGAAGTGTTGGGAGCCCCGATAAAAAGGCGAATTTACTTATCTACTCTATTAATCCTTGTAGGCGCGCGAGATGTAGCGCGTTGAGGGAACAGAACGCACCGGTAGCAATAACAATTGTTGCCAGGAAATCTGAATTAGTAATCAACCCCATGTATCCGGCAAACAAGCTCATCAATAAATGAAACATTGCGCTCTGTCTAAGTAGCGCTGCGAGAGTATCTAATCCTTCGAGTAATGATTGCGCCATTGGCTCGGCGAGTGCGCGTCCTCTACCAATTGCCTGTGCTCTTCGCTCTCGTACATGCGAATTACGTGTATGCATGGGTCTCCCTCTTCGAATTCTTCTTCTTCTTCTTCGGACATTGGTAACCCATCATGGGTGTAACAAACCGGTGGGCCGCACCATCCGGAATCCAGGCCAATTTTCATCCATTCATCAAAAGTCATTTTTTCTCCTTCTCTTAACCTGGCCATCATAGCGGCAGGGTCGAATCCCCACGCATCTTTCCCCACGTCTACTTCTTTTCAGACTTGTAGGAGATTTTGGTGCCTGGGTTAATAGACGTGCTGCTCACTTTTGTAACAGGAGTAACTCTCACTGTTGTAATAGACGCCGTACTAGACGTACTTGTAGACGCAATCTTTACTGGCTTTACTGTCTTACGTGGAAGAGCAATTCTCTTCTTGACTGCGGCCTTTATCTTGGCCGGTTTCTTTTCGACTGACTTCTTCTTCGGTGTTCCCACAGTTTTCTCCTTGACGTTACGCGACAGCTTCGCGCTGGCTGTGAGAATCATACCCTTTTTTTCGCATCGCGCGCACCAGCGGGGCTTTCGACCGAAGGGAGAAAGTCACGGAGGGGGAGACGAGAGATATGTCCGATTGAAATTATTCACAGGCAACGTTGAGCGCAAGCAACAGAGTAGATAACTTTTGGAAGTCTGTACCTCGTGTGGTATGTTTATGGCAGCCAAGTGAAAGGGGCAGCCAATGAAAAATAAAAGTTACACAAGTTTTGATGAGTGGTATGAAGCGTTAGATTGGGCGAATAAAGGCAATCGTGAATTGAGTTTTATCGGAACGTCGCTGGGCACCGATGTGGTGGACACATGGGAAAACGAAAAATCTCGTTTAGAAATCCACGCAGATTATTGCGAGTACATGGCCTATGGCATTGGGACGGATACACACTGTGTCATTAAGTGCTACAAGATTGTTATCTGGAAAGACAAATCCATTATTCATGACCCCGTACTTGACGATGCTGACAGTCATAACGATGCTCTTAAAATGTTTACGGACTACAAAAAAATGATTTTGGACGGAAGGTACTGAGAGTAGATAACTCCCCGGCATCGTCTCCCGTCCATGCGAGAAAAGTCTCGTATGGATAGGGAATCCGATAGCCCCGCAACAGTCGGGGCGGAGCGGGGCTCCGTTTTCTGCGCTGGACTTGCCGCGGACGGGGGTTTGAGAGATAACCAGGGAGCTGGGCGCGGAGCTGGCAAAAAGCCAGGCAACAAGAGTAGATAACGCGTGTTTGTGTTTGTAACGAAACTGACGGGTTGCTAAACGCCACTCGTTACAGGCAAAGGGTTTTAGAAGGAAATAAGAAAGTCTGTACCACGCTTTGTACAATTAAAATTAAAAAGCCAAAACAACAAGGAGCACACATGAACACCCACCCAAATCACACAGCAGTCGTAGAGGCCATCAAGGCGCTACCTGCTTACACAGACCCACAGACATTCTTTGAGTCCGAGCTGGCCGAGTGCTTCTCAGACGAGGAGCTCGTAGCAGCTTTCGGTTGGGACGGAGAGAAGGCGCTCACACCAAAGCAAGCGGTCAAGGCAGTCAAAGCGCGTAACGAGGTTCGTAACGATGTCTACGGCTGGATAATTGAGGAAGGTGACCGCGAGCGCAATGCAGCCCTGGAAGCGAACGCCCGTGACCGCGAAGAAGCGAATCGCTGTGGTTGGCTCGTGGAAAAGAATTGGGAAGCAGCATTCCCGTTCACTCCGATTCCCGAGCTCTCGGATGAAGAGAACGCCCAATACGAGTTCGACTACTGGGAAGGCCTTGGCGAACGAGCTGCAGAGTCAGGCAACCGCTACGCAATCGTTGATTGCGGTGCGAAGGTCTCAGACGTCATCCGCAACGGCGTACGGGTTGGTTGGCAGTGCGAAGGTGGCCACCGCTCCATCAGCCTGGAGCACATGACGCAAGAAGAACAGGACGAGCAGTACCGCCTGGATTACGCCGAGTAGATAATCCACGACCCGCTCCCGTTCATGCGAGAACAACCTCGCGAAGCGGGGGCGTTAGTCGGTGACAGCCGGGGCTTTCACCCCAAAGGGGTGGCAAGCAGGAGGCAGAGCCCCGTTGGGAATGGGAGTGCTGGCGAAATGGGGGAGAGGAGAGATAAGTGTGATTGCGAGGGGGTTCAGACGGGGGCAATGGGGCTGACTTTGAGAGTAGATAACTCGCAAGCAAACAGAGTAGATAACTATGGGAAGCCTGTTCCAGCGGTGGTACAGTTAGGGCGTTCCAACTGAAAGGGGAAATCATGACCACACAAGCCGACTTTGACAAGGCGTATGACTACTTGCGAGATAACCATACTCGCAATGACTTTTACAAAAGCCTGTTCATGCAATTTGAGAGCAAGGGCGTTCTGTCCGAGAAGCAAATACTCGCTGTTCTGCGAGGTATTGAGCGTGACCGCAATAGCGCAAAAGCGAGCCTTGACCCTGTTACCGAAATCGGTATGTACCGTGACGGCGAAACCGTTTACCGTGTCAAGCACAATAAGCAAAAAACAGCAATGTACGCAATGCGTTTCGTTCCCGAGGGTGCAACGAAATCAGACCGTTTCGTATTTGAGGGCGGTGCGTTCTATCGCCTTACTGCGAGTATGCGTATGACCGTTCCCGAGTGCGCTGAACTTGGGCAACATTTCTCAATGTGCGTTATCTGTGGGGCAGACCTGACTGACCCTAAGAGCGTTGCTAGAGGCATGGGTAGCACCTGTGCAGGAAAGGTGTGAGCGTCATGAATGATGTATGTGCAAAGTGTGAGTGCGAACTCGCCTACTACGAGGCAAATGTAAGTTCACGCCTTGACGGTGCGTACTGCGCCGAGTGTTACGACCTAGCCATTGAGGGCTTGTGTGAGAGCGAGGAGAGCGTTCGCTACGAGCGTTCTGCCTACGGATACGGAGATTAAGCCATGAATGAATTAGACGACACAGATACGCCCGTGCTGACGCATGAGGACTGCCTTGATTACGACAATCCTGACTCGCCTTGTGACGGTTCTGTGAACTACGAAATCACTATTCCTGTGCGCTACTACCGTTCGGGTGCGTTCGTTACCTTCCCACGCTGTGAGAAGCATTATGAGGCGTACTACGAGGCGTGTGAAGCCCGTGAGAACCGTGAGCGTGAATATCAAGCCAGCCTGTATTGCAAGCACGGCACCTATGTGGGTGACGCTTGGGGTGCTGACTACCTGTGTGGCAGGTGCGAAAGCGAATAGCCCGAAGTTATCTACTCTCATTAGCGTGATGGGAGTAGATAACGCTGTCTAGTGTCCTCTACGGAAGTGCCAGCCCTCGGGGTATTCCTCGGGGGTGTACTCGCCCTCGGGGAGAATGAGGTAGAGCGTGAACTCGTGCCACGCTTCCTCTGCGACCCAGCAACCGTTCCAGTCCTCGCAATACGGCAGGAAGCGTTCTGTGAACTCGTGCCACTCACGAGAGCGATAGCGAACACGGGTAGCGCAACGGCAATACGAGTCCACCTCGTAATCAAAGAAGTCACGCCTGTTCCATTCGTGGCGTGGTTTGAGCGTGTACGGGAGTGGGGTTCGTGAATAGTAAGTAGTCATACTTATTACAAGGGGCGTTGCGTGTCGGAATGTCAAACGCCCAGCAAAGTTATCTACTCTCATTGACCCAGCAAGGAGATGGAGTTATCTCTCATCACCCCCATGCGCCTTCGGCTCGCCTTTTGGGGAACAGCCCCGCCATTGTCGGCGAACAGCCGGGGCTATCTCCATAAACTAAAAAGAATAAACGGGGGGGTGAGGGATAAGTTTGGGAAGTTTGTACCTACGCTGGTACAGTTCACAGGTCAGCAACTACCAACCCTGCTGGCAGGAGAGAAAAATGTCCACAAAAAATATCAGCGTGAAGGTGAAAGTAAGTGTTCTTATTGACGCCTTACAAAAAGCGTTAGCAGAGCGTGAAGTACGCTTCTCAAAAAACGAAAAAACAGAAGCCGATTACAAAAAGGCGCAAGAAAAATGGGAAGCCGATTTTGTGAAAGCAGTTGTAGCACTCGTAAAGAACGGCAAAGCGAAAGCCAAAAAAGCAAGCGAGACACACTTCTACCGTCACGGTTCTGACGCGAGTACCACTACAACATCAGTAGAACTCGTACTAGAAGTCCCTAATTCTGTTATCTCCGCGAAGCCTGAAAGCCCTGATACCTACCGCGAGTGGGAATACCGCGCAGACAAAGACGCCTTGGAAAGTGCCATTCGCGTATTACAAATGTGTGACAACGAAGTAGTGTCCACAAGTACCTACCACAGCGTGGTGAAGTACCTCTAACCCCCTTTCACTCCATAAGAGTGCTTCACCCCTAAAAACGGGCTGGCTTGCCAAATGGTGAGTTAGCCCGTTTTTTGTATCTACTCTGTAATGGGAGTAGATAAGTCCGAAACGAGCCCGAACTTAGACCTAGCAAGAATGGCTCGCGTTTCGTCATTGGCTTCACGCACAAGAGTAGTGAGCCTGTTCGCCTCGCGAGTGAGTTGCTCTATTCGAGCCAATCGCTTCTCGTAATCCCATAAATAAATTGTCATTATTCACCACTTATTTTTGTCCCTGATAGCGGGGCTTTTCCCCGAATGGGGCGAAAGTCGTACACGGGGGGTTTGAGAGATAACCGTACTCCTGTGGGGTTTGTCGGGTGGGAACTATTGAGAGTAGATAACTTTGGCAAGTCTGTCCTAGTGGTGGTACGATACGGGTGTTCACAAATGAAAGGGGACACAAATGGCAACACGAGCAATCGTGGCACACTCAACATCAGAGAGTGCTGGCACATGGCAAGGCAGGTATTCACATTGGGACAATTACCCAGAGCGAATGACTTATGTATTAGGCGAATTAGTAGCAAGAGATGGAGTAGATAAGGTCATCAAGACACTTATCACCGATACGGCTTCATGGTCACAAGTAGAACCAATGGCAAAAAGTGGCGAGCCTAATCTCTATGAGGACAAAGCACTAATAGAGGGCTACGGATACGCACACACAGACATAGAACTAGACGACCCTTACGCATTGTTCACGGATACAGATACAGATTTTGCGTGGTGTGATTATGTGTACATTATTCATCACGACTATTTGGAAGTTCGCACAATCGTCAGAGATGAAACGACACACCTACTCACGACTGAACCTCTAAGCCGTCACGCTTGGGACACAATCGCAATCAAAGAGGTAACAGCATGAGAGTAGATAAGTACGCTCTACGCCGTTTCATAATCTCTATCCCGTTAGTCATCACCTTGCTAGGTGCTTGCTGGTGGGGACTGAATGAAGTAATACAACAGCCTTCATTCTCTTGTGACACGCACATCGTGGATATCAAAAGTGGGGACACTCTGTACAACATTGCTCACCGTCATTGTTCAGGTGACATTCAGGAAGTCATCAGCAGGCTCGTGTCAATCTACGGCACACAACTAGACACATGGCAGACCGTTCACCTGCCCATCACCTCGCCTCGCCCCTAGCACCACCACGCAGGGCGAGCCTGTTCGGAGTTATCTACTTTCATACCCCTTTCTATTAGAGAGTAGATAACTCCCCCCTCTCTTTTTTTGTTCGTTCGGGGGAATAGCCCCGCTGCGCTCGGTTGTCCCCGGGGCTTTTCCCAAAAAGGGAAAAGCGGAGACGACGGGGGTGGTGAGAGATAAGTCCTGCTCGTGAGGGCGAACGGAAAGACAATCCCTGACATCACCACAACCAATTCACGGTGGTGGAAGAAGCCTCGGAATGAGAGTAGATAACTTTCTGTCAAGCAATGTTGGAAAGTCTGTGGCAAGGGGTGTATGCTTGTGGCAAGCCACAAGCAACACGGCGTGTGGCGTTCATCTACCAGTGAAAGGGTATCCAATGAACAAGGAAATAGACAAAGCAACCGAGGCGTTTCTAAACGCTCTCACAGCCAAAGAACAAGCCGAGCAGGCTCACGAGGAAGCACGAGAACTACTGGTTGCCGTGTACGCAAAGCATGGTGTTGAGACACTTGACTACGCTGAAATCAACATCAAACTCAGCCCGTCTGACCGTCGTTCATTTGACATTGAGAAGTTGCGTGACCTAATCAGCGCACCATTGTTCCGTACCATCACAAAGCCAAGCGTGGACACGCCAGCATGGGACAGAGCAGTTCGTGAAGGCAAAGTACCTACCAAGGTCATCAAAGCCGTTGTATCAGTCACATCATCTGTACGAGTGCTTGTACGACCAGCGAAGGGTGCAGTCAAGCCGACTGCCAAGACTGCCTAATCAAGCCGAGTAATTAGTGGGGGCGCAAGCCCCCATTGGTTCGGCAGGTTCAGAGTAGATAAGTCCAAGTTGTGAAAGTCTGTACTACGAGTGGTACGCTTCACATGTCATCCGCAAACGAAAGAGGTACGCAATGGCAACAGCAGTAGTAATTAGGTCTAGTGGTGAGGTATTCACACAAGACATTCCAACCGAGGACGGTCACACACTCATTCACGAAATCGTGGGTGGTTGGTTTGACTGTGTAAGAGGCGAGGAAATCGTTGGCTATGTCCACGATGAAGGTTTGCTTATCGGTCTCCCCCTGAACGCTGTGGCGTCCATGTTGTTTCAGCGTCCACTTGTGGGTGACTGTGTTGTTATCGGCTCTCTCAATGAGCAAGGCGAGTATGACGGAGAGAACCACGATGTGCCCGTTGCGTTCACATCAGGACGCTTCTTTGACTTTGCAAAAGAAATTGCGGAAAGCGAAGTAATCCAAGCAATGCTTGCGAAGGCAATTTCCGAAATGGACTTTGCACCTACCATCGTGCCAATGGACGATGAGCAAATCAACGCATGGCTCAACGGGGAAGGGTAAGAACATGGGAGTAGATAAGTCACCTACCGAGACATACCCCATGCGCATACTGAAAGTGGGTGACTCGTTCACCCCTAGCAGTGGCAGTAACCCTGTCACCATTCTCGCATGCTGGCTATCTCGCCCGTCTGATATTGACGCCTACGCCGTGTGGGTGGTTCTCTGTCTGTTGCCACACAACACGCTCCACCCGTTCGCAGTGTGGAACGCCGTTGACCGTCCAGAGGGCTGGCACATGGAGAACGGCGATTACCGTGAGACCATCACCGAGGCTACGGCTCAATACGAACGGCGTGGTGGGCAGTACCACCTATCTGATTAATTCACCCGAGACTTATCTACTCTGCTTGCTCTCTCGGGGGTGAGTAGAGTAGATAACTTTTTTCTTGCCTTGCTTTGGGGGAACAGCCCCGCTGCGCTTGGGTTCGCCCGGGGCTATTGCCCGAAAGGGCAAAGCAGGCGCACACGGGGGAGACGAGAGATAAGTACGGCGAGGCGCAAGTGAACGGGAAGTGTGTCACCACGCCACAACACAATGACGGTGGTGGAAGAACAGAGTAGATAACTCGGGGAAGTCTGTCCCGTGTGTGGTACGCTGACGGTGTTCCACTAACACCAATGAAAGGGTACCCAATGGACACAGTAGCAATAGCAGTAGAGATAGAGAGTCAAATACACTCCCTACTCTCAAAGGGAGACGAGCCAACTCCGTTCGTCATGGAAGGCGCACACCTTTACGGTGTGGATTACACAGCCGAAGGCACGCCGAAACTCATGTTCATTGAGTCTCACGCTGATGTGTATGACCTGCTTGACAATGACTACAACGCCTTGGTAGCAAGCGCATACGCTTGGACACTTATCGTCACGACAGGTTGGGCTGCACCACTCAATCCTGACGGCAACATTGACAAAGCACCTTCACAACACGCAGAGCGTCGTCGTGTTCGTCTGTCTTGTATCGCTAACCGTCAGAGCGTTGCCAGCGTGTTGCGGTTCGCTGATGAGCCTGATGATGTAATCACAGACGAAGGTAGCGCAAGCGGTTCACTCGCTAACGCAATCCAGCAGTTCGTACAGTCAGGCGCAACCAAGAGCAACTAGCGCACAGTCCTAAGTTCCCCTAATCGGAAGTCCCCGTCAGTCCCCCCCTGACGGGGACTTTCACTTATCTACTCTCTTACCAACACGGCCAGCCTTTCGTCAGAGTAGATAACTTTTCAGCTCGCCGTGTTTCCAACCAATCTGTCGGTTATCTCTCACTCCCCCACAGGCGCACTCTTGGCAGATAGCCCCGGCAGGAACCTAGCGAAGCGGGGCTTTTCACTCAAAGGGGGAGAAAGCGAACAACGGGGGGATGAGAGATAAGTCGGGGGCATAACGGTCTCTCTGTGTTGCGAAAGAATGAGAGTAGATAACTATTTGGAAGTCTGTACTCATCGTGGTACATTGTGTTTGGCAACAACTGCCATACCTGAAAGGGGTATCTCATGAAAGTAATAGAAGTAAGCGCTCGCAAGGGCGGAGTAGGCACAAGTACCGTAGCCTGCTCAATCGCATTGGCATTGGGCAAGACCAATCCTGAACGAGTGTTGCTCATTGACACATCAGCGAACAACGATGACACGCTCATTCTTGGACTGGCTCCGTCATCAGGCGAACAGACATACAAGGACATCACCATCGTGAATGCGCCATTTTCCGAGGTGAGCAATCTGCGTGGAGTTCATTACGATTTCGTAGTTATTGACACCGGTCTACTTGGTGGCAAGAAGAACACCTACTTTGACTATGTGCCATTCCGTGTAGCAGTGGTTCGCAACTCATACCTGTCATTGCGAGCAGAGGCACTCGAAACCACTCACACTGCTGACGCAGTAGTAGCAATCGTAGACGCACAGGACGCTCTAACAGCGAAAGATGTGGGTCAGGTTCTCAGACAGAAGGACACCACCATCGTAGAGTTTGACAATCGCACATCTCGTGCCATTGACGCAGGTCTCTACGGACATCGTGAATCACAATGGGAGTGGGCAGAGTTGTTCAATCAGAGATTCATTCCGTCCTATGAGTTGCCGTAGAAAGAGAGTAGATAAGTGGTAACAGAAACAGAACCCGATGAATGTCTCTACTGTGGTAGGGACGACCCTGAATCCAACTACACTTGGCATGAATACAATCGTGCCTGGATTTGTGAGGACTGTATGGAGGAGCGACCATGGAAGTAATTTTTAAGGATGAATTGGCAGAGTTGATTTGGGAGAATTATTACACTCTCGCTACTACTGCAATAGAGGCGCTGCAAATTATTTGGAGCGAGTACGAAAGTATTGCTAATTGGGTCGCTTTAGAACACGATGTGTCCGAGCGCAAATTGCTAGAAACTCTTTCGCTTCTCGTGGTGAAGGTTGCGTCAATGTCCGTAGCAGACAGACAGACACCCGCCATGGATTATCTCCCCACAAGTAAGAGTAGATAACTCATGTGGACGACTATCGGTATCTATTTCTCTGTCTTGATGTCCTACATTCGTCACGCACTGTTTCATAGAGACCTGATACTGGTCGGGTCTGAATGTCGTGTTCGCTGGTCGTGGGAGCGCACACCGTCAGTGAGGGTTATCTCATTCGCCCCTGAACCAATGGAGCCATGTGACTTTGACATGTATGGGTGGTCTCTTGATTCAGTGTTCATGCATGTACCGAGCATGTGGCAGATGCTCTCGTTCGTGAGACGTAGGAGCAACGAGGGACACTCGTTCGTCAGCGTCTCACTTATCTACGCCTCTCTATCAGAGTAGATAACTTTCTTTCTTTTTGAGAACAGCCCCGCCATGCTTGGTCCGTCCCGGGGCTCTTGCTGAAACAGCAGAGCAGGATGAACGGGGGGGATGAGAGATAAATCCGAAGAACGAAACGAAACCGAGCCGAGACGGAAAGAGAGTAGATAACTCTGTCCAACCCATTCACGGTGGTGGAAGAGGGCTAGGGGAAGTCTGTGCCACGGGTGGTACGCTGTGTGAAGAAACCTACTGAAAGAGGAAGAGATGCCTAACTGGTGTTACAACTACATGACCATCAAAGGAACAAAAAGAGAACTCGCCAAGTTCGTCAACGACATCACAGTTGCCGATGTCAAGGTTGAGGGAGACAAATCACGAGTTGTCGTTGAGTACGACCTGAACCAACTCGTACCACTTGACCCTCGGGCGTCAAAGGAAGTCAAAACCACCACCCCTGACGGAGTAGAAAAAGTATTTACTGCGTTCAGTACCGAAAGTGACGGATTTGATGGATACTTAGACGCTGTTGCAACATGGGGTAGTAAATGGGGCGCATGCAATGTAGAGATAGACGACCCAACCTCTAAGGAGAAAAACCTTTCCATGCGTTACGAATCTGCGTGGAGTCCATGTGATGGTCTAATTTGCAAGATTTCTGCCATGTACCCACAACTAATGTTCGGAGTTGTTTCCACAGAGGAATCCAGCGCCTTTGTTGCGTGGTCTTTCTTTCATAATGGAGAGGTCATTGAGGAAGGTGGGCGTGACCCCCAGATGCTCACGCCTGAACTTGACGAAAAATGCAAAAAAGCAAACGACCCTGAAAATCCCAACTTGTCCGAGGACGAGGAAGATTGGTACGAATCGTTTAGTGAATGGGAACATCACTTAGTGGAACTCTGTGATGACGAACTTGTAACTGTCATGACCGAATACCCAAAACATCTCGCATACATCAAACGGTGCGAAAAGAAAGGAAAAATGCCACAGCCGTTTATTTCATCAGTCTAAATAAGAGTAGATAACTACACAAAAGAAAAGAGAACCCAAATGGGAACTACAAAAAACACACAATCCATGGAAAACATTTCAGAATCAGTACGAACATACAGAACCAAGATGGGCTGGTCACAATTAGAACTTGCTAATCGTGCAGGCTTGGACAGAAAAACTGTAAATCGTGTTGAGAACGGACGCTATGCACCAAGCGTTGAGACCCTACTTCTTGTAGGGGACGCACTTGGAGTGTCCATGAACAGTCTCCTAGGAAACAAATAGTAATGCTGGCATGTAAGGGCTTGTACCGACCCTTGCCTGTCAGAGTAGATAACAATTTGGAAGTCTGTACCGAGCATGGTATGGTTTCCAGTAACACCACGAGCCTGAAAGGGGCATACAGTGAAATCACAAAAAATAAACAAAGACCTTGATGATGACATCACCAAGATTCTGAAAGACCTTCTTTACAGAAGCGTCTACGCAAAGACAGAAGTTTGCAAGGACGAACCAATGTCAGATAATCCACCATTATTCTTGGTTGCTTTTGAGAGTATTGAGGAAAATAACGAGGAACACGAAGCCTGCCTCATCAACCAGCAAGAACTCTCCCTGTCTAAGCCTTATCAGGTGGCAATGGTTCCGTTGATTCACAAAGAGGACATGTATGACGCTTACGATGATGTTGTTCGCTCACTACCTGTTCGCAAGTTTGAGTTCATTGCAGTAGTTGTTGAGGGCTACGGCAAAGACCTGTCACAAGAGACAGACCAGTCAGAAGTCAAGAAAATGAACAAAGGTGACTTGGAGAAGGAATACAAAGAAAACCCATTCACCGATGTTCGTGAAGGACTAATGATGAGTGCCGTTGATTGGAACATGACTGGCGTATGGGGCGTTGCCAACATGTACCGCTATGACGACACGGGTGTACCGACATTTGATGAGCCGTTCTTTACTTCCTACCCGTATGACGACAATGACGAGTACGGACGCTTGGTTGATGTAATGATTGCTACTGCTCAATACATGAACATCGCTACACAGACTCTCAAATACACAGACATACTCAAAAAAGCACCCAAGAGAAATAAAGGAGAGTAGATAACTCATGAATCAAGAAGTAATCGCCCTAGTGGACAAGGCAATAGCCAACTGTTCAGGAAGAGACAATGTGTCATCACATGAAATGATGGACATGCTCTTAGACATTCGCCAACTACTAAACAAAGAAACGGAAGTACCGGCATGAGAACAAAAACAGACCTAATCGGTAAGCGAGTCAGGCTTGATGCATGCACCGACCCTTACACGAAACTACAACACGGAGACGAAGGTGTTGTAATGGACATAGATGACATTGGAACAGTCCATGTACTGTGGGACAACGGCAGCATTCTTGGCTTGATAGAAGAAGAGGGTGACGCTTTCTCTCTTTTGTAAGGGTGAGCGTTTCTGATACTCTCTAATAAAATAAAAAATCACCCACTAAGTTTGGAGTAGATAAGTTTCCCCCTTTCAGGCTTGTCTACTCCATTAGGGTCAAATAAAAAGGAATAAAAATGAACTTCACGATTGAGTTTGTAAATGAAGAGAACAAGCGTATGCATGATTCGTTCTACAAGAAATACAAAACAGACAAAGCACGAATGAAGCAGAGTGCAGAGCAATACCAAATGAGTGAGACTGTTCGTGGTCTTTACATCATGGAGAAGTGGCACAGAGAAGGACGCAACGGAAGTCCAGTAGCAATGCTGAAACATTATTCGCTAGGTACAGATGTGATGTCATCGTTCATAAAAAAGTATTTATCTACTGTTGTTAGTGACGAGCAAGCCGAGGACAGTAAGCCCGAAAAGCGCAAAGATAAATGGGGAGCATTTGACAAGTGGACTACCGAACACACTGGCGAACAATTCTCCACAGACCAACTTGTTGAGATTGCTGGATTCTCATATCAGACGACACTGAAATATGTCAGCGAATCTCCACTGTTCATAAAAATCAAAAAAGGTTTGTGGCAAGTGGCTGATGTTCAGAGGAAGAAATAAGAGAGTAGATAACTTTCTATTTTTTAGACAATAGCCCCGCTTCGCTTGGTTCCCCCCGGGGCTGTTGCCCACAGGGGGCGCAGGCACAAGGCGCAGAGAACGGGGGGGTGAGAGATAAATCGGCGCAACGCAAGCGCACCGAGCCGAGCAAGAGGGAAGCGGAACTGTCCAACACATTGACGGTGGTGGAAGGGGCGCAAACAGAGTAGATAACTCCTCGCCAAACAGAGTAGATAAGTCTGTCAATAGATTAGGGAAGTCTGTACCGAAGGTGGTATGGTGAGTTTGTCCAACCAACAACGCTTACAAAGGAGCAATACAATGGATACAGTAACAACCACCCAAGAGGCACTACCGCAGTGCTGGAAAGATGTCAAGGACGCACTTGACTCAGGAATAGACAGAATCATTCTGTTCGGACCTGCTGGAACAGGCAAGACCTACGCTGGTCTTTCGTTCGGAGACATTGAGGCTGGCGCACATCGCCTAGTCTGCACCGAGGACATGACAAACATGGACGTAACTGGTGGCTTCATGCCATCATCATCAGGTGGCTTCCAATGGCTTGACGGCTCTGCTCTCAAAGCATGGAAAGGCAACGGAACCAAAGGTGGTCGTCTCATCGTGGACGAAGTAGATAAGGCTGGTGGCGATGTTTTCGCAACACTGCTCGCCATGTTGGATTCACCTGAATCCGCAACATTCCAACACCCTGAAAGTGGTGAACTGGTGCGCCCATTGGAAGGCTTCTCTGCTGTGATGACCACGAACATTGAGAACATGAGCGAACTGCCAACAGCACTCGCTGACCGTTTCCCAATCCGTGTTCGTATCAACGAGCCACACCCGAACGCACTTCTCCGCTTGTCTCCTGACTTGCGTGGATACGCAGTCCGTATGGCTGACGGTGGTGAGGCTCGTATCTCATTGCGAGCATTCATGGCTCTTGACAAACTGCGTAAGGCAGTCGGTATGGAACGAGCATGCCAACTCACATTCGGTAATCGTGCCAAGCAGATTCTTGACGCTCTTGCAGTGGACGGAGTGAAATAGCAATGGCTTACTCACCTGCTATCAACACAGGTACGGGCAAGGCGTTCCCCAGTAGAGTAGATAACTCTGAAAGGGGGGCGCACCGCCCTGAACCTAACATGCTCGGACGCAAGGACATGGAACACGAACGCTGGACAGTTAGAGATTGTCTGCCCGTTCGTGGCGAGCCTTGCACCGACTTGACCAACCGTGTCATGTTCGCACCATCAACCGATGGTGAAATGGAGCGTGTAGTGCGTGGACATGAAATGATGCATGCGAAAATATCTCCGACACCTGAACAGATGACTCAATGGGTAGGACGCAGTATTGCTTCCGAGACAGCGATGATTGTTGTAGAGGAATTGCGAGTGAACTACTTGTGTCAAACTGCTGGATTTGATGTCAAGAAGTTTCTGTCTGACGGAAGTGAATTGGCAACTGGCGAACACCTTGCGAAGTCAAACGATTGGGCAGGCGCAGTTGCTATGTGTATCGCTACTGCGAACACCGCTGGTCACAAGACATTCCTGAACGGAATCCGCAGGCACAATCGTGAGTGGGGTGAAGCATTGGTGACTATCGGCAAACGAGCAGTGAAAGAAATGCGTAAATCTCACAGTGGACGCACACTCGCAAGTACCGACACTTACGAAGGTATCGCTCCATACGGATTCACTCACACCGAGCGTCTTGCAGAATGGGTGGACAGGCTTGCCACATTCCCACCACCACCAAAGAACCCAAACCCAAAGGGCAAGGCAGGCGAGGCAAAGGGAGTAGATAAGTCCGAAGGCGAAAGCAAAGAGGAACATCACGCCGAGTACGAGGAATCCAAAGAGGGTGACAAAGATGGAAACCCACACGGCAAAATCTCTCCTGCACCTGCTGGTGGCGCACACGGTTGGGCTGAACTTATTATCAGTCGTGAACCAATGCCACGCCACCACTACGGCTCAATGGGCAAGAAGCGCATTGCTACGAACATGGGGCGCAGACCACGCCGACTACACCGTTACATGACTGACCCTGCGAAGCGTGTCTTTGACAAGACGATTCGTGGCAGTGGTGGAATGGTAATCATTGACGCAAGTGGTTCTATGTCATTCACTACTGAACAGATTGCAGAAATCATTGAGAACGCACAAGGCGCAACAGTGGCTATCTATTCTGACCGAGGCAGGAAAGACATGCCGAACATGTGGGTAGTTGCTGACAAAGGCAAGATGGTTGAGAATGTGGAATACATTGACTACGGACACGGTAACGGCGTGGACTTTCCTGCGATTGAGTGGGGCGTAAAGAATCGCCAGTACAAGAACACACCTCTTGTATGGGTGACAGATGGTGGAGTCTGTGGAGCGCATGACGGGTTCTCTGAACTGTTGTCAATGCAATGCATTACTTACGCTCGCCAGCACAACTTCATTGTTGTTCCCCACATTGAGGGAGCGATAGAGCAGTTACGCAATCTGAAAGTGCATGGCAAGGCTCACAGCGTGTATCCTTACATGTTCCACCGCACCTACCAAAATTACATGGGCGTACCTCTCCCCGAAAAAGAAGAGTAGATAAGTTTTCCCGACAGGGGTGGTGGCTCCGACAGGACACCATCACCCCTGAACGGAGACGGTGCATGGAGTTATCTACTCTATGTACCACCACTACCCCAAGCGTAGAAGTTTCATACTCCTTTGATTCTGCGTGAGGGGTGGTGGCAGGGGGATAAACAAAATTGACTACTACGAAAAAATGGATTTTTATGACAGAGCCAACTGAATCACAATTACTAGATGACTTGTTCGCAAGTATCACAACCGCAATGCGCTACTACTCTGCGATACGAGACGAGATAATCACAGACACATACACGCCACAGAAGGCGTACGAGGACTACGAGAACCTGACATGCAATGAAGGCAACAACATTGTGTCCGTTCTTGCTGAACTCGCTGATAGGAAGTAGTCATGGAAATACTGCTACTCGTTCTTGCGTTGCTCACAGAGCCTTACACGCTCGTCTCGTTCGCTATCTGCATGGCAACACTAAGAGTAGATAACTCTTTCTACGCCAGTTACTTCTTGCGATTGGCTCCGAAGATATTTGAGTCAAACGAACGCCACACCACATACAGCACTGCCAAGCCAAAGGAATCCCACACGCCCACGCTCACGCTCACGAGTCCAGCCGAGTGTGCGATAGCGAGAGCAAGGAACAGCAAGGCAGCATGTGTGACAACAAGCAGAATGAATCCAGCAAACACATTTCCTTCTTTTTTGGCATGAGCCCCGCCAGCGGCGGCAACCCTCGGGGCTGTTGGCGTATCTCTCATAACTCTCGGAAAACTGTTCTTGGCTTTAAAAGAATATTTTCCGTCTTTATCAAATCTGTCATTCATTTTTCTGTGCCTAAATCCTATTCACGGTGGTGGAAGAGCCTGCTGCTAGTTAGGCAGTTTCATTTTTTTAACTATTTGATGAACCCTCTGGCGGCTCAAATCAAATTCATCGGCAATCTGCCTAAGGGATAATCCCTGAATTCTCATTTGACGAATTGATTCGTTTCTTTCAGTATCGGTTGGAGGACCCGGTTGAAAAGGACCCCACGACCAGCCTGGAATTTGCTCCAGAACGGAGATACGTGCTGCAGAAAGTTGATTTTTACGATATCTCTGCCGGATGTAACCAACCCAAGCTCCAAGTGAGATTTCTTTTTCTTGATTTTTATCAACATAACTTGATGAAATTTTAGAATCTCCGTTTTCGGAAATGTACAGCTCGAGAGCTGCCTTATAAATACTGAATTTTGTACCGTTGTCCATAGATGACACACTAGTACGAACGTATGTTCGCATGCAGGAAGAATTACATTTTTTATTTACGGGAATGATTAATATATAGGTTGACAAAAGCAACGGTGGCGGATAAGGTTACCCTCATGGGATTAGTCACTAACTTAGTTGCTTACAAGCTAGGTAAGTCTCGTGGAAAACGTAAGGAGCGCAGCAGTCAATCAGAAACTGTGGACTCACGTGACCCAGACTGCATTAATTATTCAATGTTTTGTCGACAATTCGGCAGCTGTGATGGACAGAAATGCGAGTATTAATATGAATAACTATCGTGTCCAAGTAATGGTCGGGGTGGATGTACATGCGTCTACGCCTGAGGAGGCAGGCGGTCTCGCAATTGCTGCAGTAAGAACAGTTATTGAGGAAGACCCTCTCGAGCCTCATCCAAAACCTTTTTGGGTTTCTGGAATTGTCAGAACTGACGGAGAATCGGCGCTGCCTGGTTACATGGTTTTTAAAGGAATTCTCATCGAGTAGACGCCTGGTTGTATTTAGATAAATTTATACACGACGGCCACTGGATATCTGTCGAAAAAACGAAAAAATCACGCACGCGGCCCTCGATACGTCGCTTAACGGAAAAGAGAAAAAATGGAACAATACTGGGAGCCCGCGGCAGGCAAAAACAAAAAGCCAAAAAAGGACGACCTGGTCCAGATGCTGATGAAATCAGACATCTCGCAGGAAATAGCAGAAGAAGTAGCCACTCAGGTGGGCAGCGGCGATGAGGACAATAACGTTGTTTTTATCTTTACCGACAATAACGAGTACGTAGTAACAGGAATTCACGTCCCAGCCGAAGCCTTGGATGGAAACCGCGGTCCAGTACTTATGCGCGGCTCCAATGAAAAGTCGATAACCGCAGCTTTCTCGCGTGATTACATCGCCGAGTGTCTTGCCCGGGTCGAATCTGAAGAGGAAAAGCCGGGGCTCAGCGGAGTTTCCGATGCCAGGTGGATTGAGGAATTGGAGAATCTGGCTGAACTGGTTAGACTGGAAATCCAAACGAACCCGCCCGAGAGCTGGGACGAATTGCTAGCGGGGGAATGAGAGATAAAAAGATGTTGACGGTGGTGGAAGAGATGGAACCAGGCGAGCCAAGGTCGTGGCAAGAAGCTGCGCAGATTGTGGTTTGTGAGATTTTTGACAGAGTAGATAACGTTGAGAAACATTTTAAAGAACTTCAAGAATCAGGGATGCTCAGCCAGGCAAGCTCCGCTGCGGGTGTCGAAAAAGACGATTTTTTGAACATTATCCTCGAGGGCCTTAATATTCTGGACCTTCAGTTCGAGGGAATGCTGAATAATTCGAAATGGTTCGATTCGGACCCCATGTACTGGGTCGAAGAATGGAAAATTCTTGGCACGTTGGCCGCTGCGTGCGGTATAAAAAGTGAAAATTTGAATCATTTATCGCCGGCCGCCAATCATCCGGAAATTGAGAATTTTAACTCGTCTTCCGCGGGCTTCTTTGGAAGCTGGATGCTGCGCGAAGATATCACTGAAACCCTTATCCGTAAGCAAAGGGACTACGGTCACCATAATATTGCTCGGTTTGGACGCCAAGGGATATTGGTTAGATGTCATGACAAGATGGCAAGACTCAAGAATCTTCAATTATCTAGAGGAGGCGCTGCGCAAAACGAATCAGTCGCCGACACGTACCTAGATATTATAGGATATTCAGCAATTGGCATGATGTGGGAGCGCGGCTGGTTTCTGTTAGATTTAACTGAAACAAACTAGAAAGTATTGACGGTGGTGTATGAACCAGGACATTAATCAACTGGGACCCAAGCGCGCAGCTATTGCACGTGCACTAGTGCACAGGGGAATCACTATATGGGAAGGTATCCCGCAGCACATAATCGAAGAGCTCGAGCGTGCTGGTTATAAAATCAAAAAAAACAAGAAGCTCCGCCGGTCGGAGTAGATAACTTTCCAGAGAGGTACTAAACAATGGAAGACCAAACACAAGAAGAAATTATGAAGCAGATACGAATTACTGCTTTTTTTGAAGATTCAGGAGAAACAAGACCTCCTGAGGATAGAGCTGATGCTCTGGACACTATTAGATTAAGAATTCTACATTTAAGCGAAGTTATGGAAGGACTGGACGATATCCAGGCGCGCGCAGCTTTAATGATGGCGCTGCTGTCGTCTTCCCGGATGTATGAAAGTTTAAATAACGAGCACGAAGAGCTGCTGGAAGTTGGGAAGTAATGACGGGTCGCGAAGAAGCCGCTGCCGAGTATCACGCTTTTCTCGAAAATCAGCGCGATAGCCATCTGCTCGACGCGGCGGAAATAAATTCCCTTTATCAGGAACATATGGACGGCGCGCGCGATACGTATCTCGACGAGCTCGAGGTGAACGAATGAATTTCTTCTTTTTTCTATATCTATCCCTGGTCCTCTGGTTCTTTATCTGGGTTAGACCACGTGTCAACGACGGAACAATTGCAATTATTTATGATAATTTGCGCGGCTTAGTTGTCGAAAGAGTTTCGTTATGGCGTACGGGGTACAACTTCCGGAAATGGCAAATCAAAAAATACACAAAAAGGCTACCTAAATGAAAACAGCAATTTCCACAATCATCTCCATAACGTTCGTCGCGACAATCCTAGTGACCATGTTTTCCCTGGTTAACCACGGCAGCCTCTGGTTTAAACGTCGTAAATACAACAAGTTCGTTAATCCAAAAAATACAGAAAAGATGCTGCAGGAAGAGCTAGCTTCAGAATTTCAGAAATACATTAATACTAAGCAGCAGAAAAGCCGACGCGAACATCCTACGAATTATCACAGGAATAGTCTCAACAACGAGACCAGGGACATTATCTCGAGATTGTCGAACAACGACAACAAGCCAACCGCCAACCGAAACGAGTTCGGCAAGTTCATCGCGACAGAGTATCGCAACCAGCAACAGCCGGGTGAATAAAGCGAAAGTGCCCCCGGGGAGCTATCGAAGGTCACCTACCAACCCATTAATAGTCTCAACCCGGAGGCTGCTTCTTTCGGGGTGAAAGGGGAAACCCGTCGGAAGCCCCGTAACTTTATCACAAATCTTTTTTGTGATTCAGCTCCTCGTTATTTTTTTCGTGAAAATGTTTTTTGGTTTTCGAAGAAGAAAATCCCTGGTTGAGGTTGACGGTGGTGGAAGAGCCTGGTAGCTTTACCGTTCTGGAACTCAATAGAGTGAAAGTATGAATTCATAGATTGCCGGCCAGCAATCAACTACTTGATTTTTTCATGTACCACCTGAGGGGGTGGTATTTGGTGTGCGCGCGGCAAGAACTTTATCTAAAGGTTCCCCCCACACCCCCCTCCAAAGTGACACTACGGGTAACATCGCAATAGATACCATCCACGAAACTGCCGAAAGCTTCAACTCACTACAAGCTAAGAATACGGTTTAAGGTAAATACTGTTCATTTTCATAAATGCATTTGACGGTGGCGGAAGAGAGCGAGTAGATTGTGAATATGAGTACTGACAAAAAGGGTAGAGGGCCTAGCGCCCACAACCAAACGAAAATCCAGCTGGGTAAAAAGGTAAACATGAACCTGGTGGTAGAAGTGTTTGAGTACTGGAAAACAAAGACCGCCCGTAACCGCGCCACACTCGATATTAAACGCGAGCGGGATATACGTTGGGCCATCGCTGTATATAGCGTCCAGACCTGCAAGGAAGCCATTGATGGGTGTTTGCTCTCAGACTTCCATATGGGCAAGAATAAAGAAAAGACCGTCTACAACGACGTTGCCATTATCTTTAGAGACGCTGCTCATGTAGAGAAGTTCCTAGACCTGTATGACGGAACGAACTCAAAGTCAGCTAAATCTAAGTGGGCAGAGGAATGACCAAAGAAGAACTTGTCGAATTGGTAGACCAGGTGTACGCCACCTATAGAGCCGAGCTACCTAACAAGGAGGGAGACTTAACAACCACCCTCAATGCTTGGTATGAGCTACTGCACGACTTAGAACTGCAAGACGCCAAGAGGGCGTTTCGCAAGATGGCGGTAACCAGAGAGTTCATGCCGCGCCCAGGCGAAATAAGAAAGGTCACAATAGATACCACAACTAAAGTGCCCCCTTTTGATGACCCTATTATTGCTTGGGGTAAATGGATTACCCTATCCCAGGAGGTTAATTCCGGTATGCCTCCATCGATAGAGGTGTCAGCTGCTCTCGCCGGCACCATCAAGGCAATGGGCCAGTCTGCATATAACCTTCACACCAACTCTGACCGTGCGGTTTTCTCTCAGGCGTACGAGAAGGTGGTGGCCGAGTTAGAACAAGACAAGTACGCCGTTCCAGACCCGCCTCCAAAAAAGATTACCCAACAATAGTGACCCAAAAAAAAGAACCTAAATGAATCTGTTTAATATAATTGCCTTTTTAATATCCACAACTTTAATATACAAACTTGCGTACTCCCCTTTTAGTTTTGTATTCCGTGCGGTAGTAATAATTTTCATCGTACTTACAATGAGGACTTTCGTATTGCAGTAAATTCGCTGTATGAAGCGAAACCCTGGCCGCCCTGTATCCGAGCCAACCAAACCTGTAGTAACCCTCACACTGCGCGTCAATAAAGAGTTCAAACAAAAACTAATTTTCCAATCCCAGGCAGTAGACCTGACCCTCACCGACTACATCAAAGCTCTGGTGGAGCGCGATAGCGCAGTCTGAAGTGGGCCGCAAAGCAGAGAAGACCCGCTTTGTAGATAAGTACGTCATTCTGAACGTACGAATGAAGGGCAAACAAAAAAACGAGATAATTGACTATGCCCGCAAGAAGGGACTATCGGTCAATGACGTTGTGCTGTATGCCGTATGGGATTTCATTCGTACAGAAAAAGGAATTCCCAGCGCCGGCTCCGCACAGTTCTCCATCCCGACAATAGAGGAAACAATAGTCTCTTACATCCGGGGCGAACATATGTTCGAACCCTGTGGCAAAAAGCAGTGCGATAAAAAAATTACCCAATTAAATAACATGTCTTTTTGTGAGACCTGTAATATTCGCATCCAGTAAAACCGAAAGTAGTTGTGCTCGCAACTATTGACAATTAGCAATTAGTAATTACAAAATTTTCTAAAAAATGAAAAAACCGGGCGCGGCTAAACATTTTGACCTTTTTTGCTGCTTTATGAAGTCCACCAGAGTATCCAGGCAAATACAACTCCCAGTATTATGAAAGTCGCTATTTCAGTTT